CTAGTGAGGCTGCTAGTGTTCGTGAACAGCGTAATGCCTTGCTATCGGCTTCAGATTGGACTCAACTGGCTGATGCTGTCGTGGATAAGGCTGCTTGGGCTACCTATCGTCAAGCCTTGCGGGATATTCCATCTCAGGCAGGGTTTCCGTACAATGTTGTCTGGGCAGTAACTCCTTAAGGGGATAATCATGGCAGGTCAAGGACAGGCTCCGGCAAATGCCCTACAGCCGTACCCACAGCAAACAGCGCAACAGGCTAGGTTCATGCCTAGTCAGTATGCGATAAATAAGCCTATGGGTGGATTCAACCCTGCGGGTGGTTTTAACCCTATGGCTGGATTCAATCCTATGGGGTTCAATCCTATGGCGATGGGTGGTTACGGTGGCTACGGTACATATTCTGCCCCTACGCAACCAGCACAAGCCTTTACCCGTCCTGAGAACGCTACTGTAACGACTACTCAAGCCGAGCAGACTCCGGGTTATGTCGCTCCTGCGCCTGTTACTACGGTCACATATACAGAGGAACCTAAACCTGTATTGCAGGGTGGATCGGCTGCTTTTGCTAGCCCTATGGAGCTATCCAGAAGGCAAATGCGTGGCAAAGAGCTAGTTACTGGAACTCCGTTTGCGTTTAATGCTCCGACTAACGTAAGCCTGAGAGCTGGTTTCGGTCAGGACTTACAGGCATTGCAAAATCAATATCTAACGACACCAGAGAACTTATACAATCGTCGTGGTCGATTAAACCGGAGTGCTGCTACTCAATACAATCAGCAGATGGCAGCATTATCAACGAATCAAGACTATCAGAAGGCTGTGAGGGAATTGATGCAGCGTGAGGGTCTTGGCGGCTTATTGGGTGCTTAAATGACGGACGTTACTAAAGCTGCCTCGGTAGCTACTTACAGCGGTTCTGCGACTGCTGTTTTTTTTGGGCTAACGGCTAATGAGTTTGCGGCTTTAGGCGGTCTGGCAATTGCTGTAATCGGTCTGTTGGTCAATATCTGGTTCAAGATGCAGCACTTAAAGATAGCCAGAAAACAAGCAGACGATGAGTAGTAGGACAGTCATTGCTAGTTTAACGCTGTCTGCGGCGGCGTTGATTGGCATTGCTGTCCACGAAGGCTATCGAGAATCTGCCTATATCCCTGTAGCCGGGGATGTTCCTACCATTGGGTTTGGAGACACCCATAACGTCAAGATCGGTGACAAAACCGACCCTATCAGAGCCTTAATCAAGCTCTCTCAGCACACTGAATCCTTCCAAAAAGACCTAAAACGCTGCATTGGCGATGTACCAATGTATCAGCATGAATGGGATGCTATCGTCTCATGGTCATACAACATCGGCACTGGTGCTGCTTGTAAGTCCACTCTTGTCAAGAACTTAAAAATGCGTGACTATTCGGCTGCCTGTAAAGAGTTGCTGAAATGGAACAAGTTTAACGGCAAGGAATTGAAGGGTCTAACGGCTCGTCGACAGCAGGAGTACAAACTATGTATTGGAGAATAGCTGCGGTTGCTGTGACTTGTTTGGTATTAGCGGGGGCAGGATGGAAATGTTATGTGATGGGAAAGCAGTCCGTTCAGACAAAGTGGGATGCGGAGAGGGCTGCAAGTGCTTTAGCTGCGGTAGAGAGTTTCAAGAAGCAGCAGGAAGTTGCCGATTCTGTAGCAAAGACTGTAATCGAGTCTGCCAGAAAGGATCGGATCGTTTACCGGACACTAACGAAAGAGGTTGATCGTGTATCGAATGATTGCCCTATTAGTTCTACTTTCGGGATGCTCCACGATGCAGCCGCAACAGCCAGTATGCCGGATAGCAGTTCCACCGGAGCTAATGGCTCCACCATTGCCGCTAAAGACGTTGCCGAGACAGTAATAGAGAACTATGAATCTTGCCGAGATTCGAATAGGCGATTAGAGGCGTTGCAGTCCATCATTCGGCAATACAACAAGGAGGTTCCATGAAGTACCTAATTGCCTTGATGTTTCCCTTAATTGCCATTGCTGACGATATGCCACAGGCTGCCGGGTTTGCTAACAATGCGGGTGGTTGGACGATTGTAACTAACCGTCAGGAATACTGTGCTGAAAAGAATATGCGGGATGGATACGCTTTCGGCACTAACGGTAAGGGTTATTTGCGGTTTTGCTGGCTATTGCAAAATGATAAGGTAATGGTTGTGTTTGATAATGGTCAAACAGCCGTTTGGTCTGTTCGTTCATTTGAATATTTAGCTGCTGAACCGGAGATTAACCCATCGTGAAGAAGAAGATTCCTGACGATTGTATGCCGATGTGTCGTACTTGTAGTTTCTACGCAGGTGATAAAAACGAAGAATTCGGGGAATGTAGGAGATTTCCTCCTCAGATTATCCCCGACGAGGATGGAGTTGGCTTCTCTTTCGCCATTACCGCAGAGGATCAATGGTGCGGAGAGTATCGCAGAGCAACTAACTAAGGTGGCTTATGAAACGCAAATCGTGTACAGACGAGGAGTTTATTCGTCTGTGGAATGAGTCTGGTAGTCCGTCTCAAGTATCTCAGGCATTAGGTATCAATGTAAGAAACGTCCATGCAAGACGTAGGAATATAGAAAAGAATTTCTCTATCGTCTTAAAGGGTACAGCACCACAAAGCCCTGATTTCAAGGTTACATATCCAGAGAACAATGTAAGGGCTTTAGTAGATATTTCTGACGGGTATGTGGTTGTGGCTTCAGATTGCCACTATATGCCCGAGGAAGTTAGTCCGGCACACAAGGCATTGATAAAGGTCATCAAAGCGGTTAAACCGAAGATGGTCATTATGAATGGCGATGTGTTTGACGGGGCAAGTATCTCTCGTCACCCTGTATCTGGATGGGGATCAACTCCTAGCGTAAAACAGGAACTAGAAGCCTGTCAGGAGCGTCTAGGAGAGGTTGAGAAGGCTGCAAAAGGAGCTGCCCTACACTGGACATGGGGCAACCATGATATGCGCTTTAACGCTCGTTTAGCGGCTCAGGTAGGTGATACGTGGAAGGGTGTTGAGGGCATGGACTTGAGAGACCATGTTCCTCGATGGAAGTTCTCCACTAGCGTGATGGTCAATGACAAGGTAATGATTAAACATCGTTATCATAATGGCATCCATGCTGTGTACAACAATACCCTAAAGTCTGGTGTTTCTATCGTTACTGGGCATTTACACAGTCTTAAAGTTACGCCTTGGACGGACTACACTGGAACAAGGTACGGCGTAGATACAGGCACTCTAGCGTTTATCGATGGGTCTCAGTTTGATTACGCTGAGGATAGCCCTAAGAACTGGCGGTCAGGATTTGCGGTATTGCATTTCATTGACGGAAAGCTAATGCCGCCAGAGCTAGTGCAGGTCATTGGGGATCAGTTCTATTTCCGAGGTGAGCTAATAGATACATGAATGGATTTATGAATGGATTATTGAATGGATTTCTGAGCCTCTTTAGCGATCTCTAAAGCCGTTTTTATCATCTGTTCATAAGTCTGACCACTGCCCCTAGCGATTAAGCCTCCTAGAGCCGCTGCGAAGAAGATACGCCAATCGTCATTAACGTGGCTTATGGCTTCCTGTGGCTCGTTTTTATCCCATTTAGGGTCATCTGGATTCTTGCGAGGTCTGCCCATTAGCCGATATTCCTTTCGTGGTTTAGTTGGCTGATTAACTCTTGTAGCCGGATGATCTCGGAACGAAGCTGAAGTACGAGGGCTTTGGATTGCTCATGCCCTGCTTTCCATGCCCGATAGTGTTCAACTGTCGCGTCTGGCATATTCTGATCTGCCCATTCCGAGAATCTGTCCATTATGGTTTCCTTATCCAGTCTATGTAAGGGTCTCCGACTTTCTCAATTTTTGATACATACCGCTTGATCCTGCGCTTTGCTAACCTGTTTTCTATCTCATCCTCATCTAGCCGTTCCCTGCTAAGTTTTTGCCTCTCTAAGTCCGTTAGCGGTGCTGGCTTTGGAGCATGAGGTTTATTCCCCTTCCTGTAATACTTGATCTGCTGGAACTTCTTACCTAACTTCTCAAACTTGTAATGGCTAACGTAAAGCTGGTTAGTCTCCATTAGGTGATTCAGCCTCTCTTGCATTGCCCTGCGGACTATATGTACTGAATCACATAACTCAAATATGTTC